ACGTTGTTCAGCAAAATGAACAATAGCATCTGGACGAACATAATCTACAAACTGTCTAAACTTATCATACTCTTTGGCAATATCAATGTTGTGATACTCAAGTTTCATACCATTCCAGCCAGCAACTTGCACGCGATCTTCAATCGTTGCTATGTTGGTCAAAGAGTTGCTGCTAAGCTGATTGTCAATATTACGACGAGATAGATTGTCTACAATGTAAACTTCGTGTCTCTGAAGATGAGATAAGTTTAGTGCAGTTGGCCAACCACAGAATCCATCTCCACCTAATACTATAACTTTCATTTTATTTCCTATATGTTAAAAGTTTTACAACCGTTGAGTTTTGCTCTATAAGCATGGTGTGAAAAGTATCCATTAATTTTATTATATAAGTGAATATTTTTAAATTTATGATAGAGTAATGCCATATGTAAAAAACCAGAATCTCCGCCAATATGAGCTTCGCTTTTTGACATAGCATATCCAATATGCTTTAATGAATTTTTAAGGAGATCGTTTTTAGATTCACCACCTATTACAACTATTTCACAACCTTGTGATCTATACTTATTATGTATACTATCAATAACAAGAGGTGATAACGTGCGTTGTTGATCCGTGCTATCCCATTGGGCAGTTACAAACTTCTTTGGCAAATCTAGATCATTTGAACAGTCTTCTGCTCGTAATAATATCTCATTACTTAATACTTTAGATGCATCAAATGCAAATGGCATTTCATAATCGTTTGGATGCATTTTAAAACAATCGCTATAATAATAAGTTTCAGCCACAATACCTTTGTCTGCTAGATAATTTATCCACTCATCTTCAGGTAAATTTTCTACTGGATGAGCTTGAATAAACAATGAATCTTTAGGAAACAAATTAATTATTTCAGGCCAAGATTTTTTCTTTTTATCTGACTGTACACCACCGGCCACACTCCATTTATCATCAGTCAGATGAATAGTAACAGGTGAATTATGTGATAATCCATATTGATATGCTAGATAGACACTGTGCACTCTATCACCTAATCCAGGAGCTGTGTACGGTCTAATACCTGCTCTCATACTACGAGATCTAAGTGCAATGTGTTTCAATGACTTTTCCTTTCAGTCAAATCACTATTATAAAACATATCAATTCTTTTTTTAGTTTCATGTCGTAAGTCATTTAGCATTGTAATAAGATAAGCAACATCACTTTCTTCTGAAGTATATCTTTCAACTCTTTTACGTTTACGATCCTCTAAATCCCACAATTGAAGATTAATAGCCTTTATAATATTAAGAAAATAATTATAATTAGTTTCATCTAGCTCGTGATATTGTTCAATTTCGTTCTCAACACTAAGACCCTTTTCTTGCTTAATTACAAGAATACTATGTCTATCAACATAATCACCAATACTTACATTAATTGCTATTTTCATCTTCTCTCAATGTCACTTTCTTCACATAATTCACCATACTGTATTTCAACTATGTGTGCCATTTCTGTGCCAACATTTGTTGTCTTATGCCACGATCTTTTTGGAATAACAAACGTAGAATGAGGTTCAATCAACCTTGTTCTTTTCATGCCATTAGATAATTCCAATTGTATCTTAATTTGACCTTCAAGTACATACCAATGTTCACTTCTATGCTCATGTTTTTGATCACTTAGACTGCATCCTGGATTTATAACAAGCTCTTTTACCTTTTGACCTATACGAGGCTGCTTATCATCTAATACTCTCCAATAACCCCATTCTCTTTCAGTCTTTTGTGTTTTCCATTTATCTAGAATCCAACTAGATGAATTTTTCTTATCATCTCCACCAACACCGAATGCAAATTCAACACTTGGATGCTTATTATATTTTTCATATTCAGGTGTCGTTGTATTATTTCGATCACCGCCGTTTGCAAATATAACATCAGATGAAGTGGTTTTTAGTATAAACTCAATAGCATCGCACGCAGTATTATCATCATCGTTAAATGGAATAATTCTATCTACCATATCTAGTGAACTAGTAATCATATATCTTTCATTGTATGGTAGAAACGCTGCACCCTTTTTACGTTCTAGCCATTCATCAGAATTAATGCCAACAAATAATTTATCACCTAGCCTTTTAGCTTCTCTTAAATAAGAAATGTGACCACTATGAATTGGATCAAATCCACCTGTAACTAATACTATTTTCATTGAACAATCTTCATCAACTCTTCTACATTTTCACCTTTGTTTGGAAGCTTGTCTTTTAAAAAGAAGTGAACAAAATTACACTCTTTAATTTTACTATTAGCAGTATATAAACCATTCCATTTCCAATGAAGATTTTTTACTTTCATTTTCTCTTCTTTAACCCATACATTCAGCAGAGTTTGATCTGTAGACCACTTCCATGCACCCATACCATCGATAAATGGTTTAAATTCTGGTCTTGAAAGAAATTGCTTAGGTGTTTCCCCGCGTAGATATTTTTCAATAGATTTGTTAAGAACCATAATTCCCATATTGTAAAAGTCAGCACCCGCAGGATTTTTCCAGTTAAAAAGTGGTCTTAGTGAATTCATACCATACTGCATCCGCGTATAATTAGCAAGCTTTTGCACATACCATTGAGGAATAGGCATTTCACGCTCTAATACGCCAGCAAATTCTGCAGAGCCAGCATCATCAAAAATAGATTCTGTACACTCAGGTCTAATCCATACATCAGCATCGATAATAGCTACCTTATCATATGTTTTAAGATATGTAAAAGCGTTTTCTTTTTCATAAATTGGTAAAAAACCACCATATTTTTCATATGATTCTTTACTACGATTTGTCACAAACGGATCTGGACGAATCATAAGAATTGGTGTTCGTTGAACTTCGTATGAAGCACCGATTCGTTTTGCGTATTCTTTTACGGATTGTGTGCAAATATCGTAAAGCTTAGAACGCTTTCCGGTATACACCTGGTAGATTAAAGTTTTCATCATAATACTCAATTATGTAATTTGCAATTTGCTTCGCCTCATTGAAATCATTTCGAAATCTATTAGACTTATGGCCGTTCTTGTTGAACCACTTTAGATTATCTATATCACTATTTAAACTTGATAAGTTGAATGAATTAGTATGAATTATTTCTTCATACCTAGATCGTAATGTCAATACACGAAAAAAATTATCCTTGGAGCTGTTGAGGCTCGTATTCTTCATAATCATATTCATCATCATACATTACTTCATTTAATATTCGTTTAGAGTCAATATCTTGAACCTCTCGGATTCTTAAATCTTTTGCTAAAGATTGACTTTTGTGTTTACCACGTTTTTTATTGCGGGGGTCGAATCTAGAATATTTTGCCATGTACCTTTCCTAATAGCCTAACATTTCTTTTGTCATTATATAATCTCGGACAAAGTCAGATCTTACAATATCTTCCCAGCCGAAATTTATTATCGTAAAGTTTTTTAGCTGTTCTACAATTTGTAAAAACTTTACAATCCCTTGTTTATCATCATCAAATTTAAAATCACTTTGTTTATAGTCACCACAAAAAATAATTTTACTATGTCTACCTACACGCGTTACAACAGAATCTAATTCATGAAAATTTAAGTTTTGCATTTCATCAACAACTATAATAGTATTATCAAATGTTTGACCTCTTATAAATGATGTTGACTCAAATTGAATCTGATTTGCTGTTACCATCTTGCTATATGACGTCTTATCACCGAAAAGTTCATGGCATATAGATTTATATGGAGTAGTAAAAGCTTCTTCTTTGGCTTCTTTATCACCAGGTAAAAATCCCATTTCTCTTGTAGGAACCATTGATCTTACTATTACTAATTTTTCCCATTCAGTGTCTTTATCAAGCACATCCTCTAATGCAAGATATAAAGCCATGAAAGTTTTACCAGTACCTGCTGTTCCAGTTAGTACTATATTATCACCCTCATCCCATACTTTATATGCTATTTCCTGATTTTTTGTTAATGGATCAAATTGAAGTAAATCATCCAATCTAACCGACATTGAATTATTAACAGACTTTTGTCTTTTCATTATGTTTGAATCTTACTATGTCTTCCAGATTGTTTATCTATTTTCTTAAGAAAATTATTCCATTCAGAACCAGCTTGGCGTCTTGCAACATCACCATGACCGGAAATGAATTTTGCTGTGGATAGTTTTTGCTTCCATTTACCTGATGATAGAAGCTCATCCCTCTCGGCAAATGAGAGTACCATTTCTTTCTCTTCGCCTGATTCTATATTAATCATTGTGTATGATGGCATTTTGTGTTGGGGGCCGAAGCCCCCTATCCTTTCTCCTATGCAGCTGTTTCCAACGTTGATTTTAAGAAGTCGCGTTTTCGTTTTAATTTAGATAATAGGTCTTTATTCTTTTTCATTTTAACCCTTTCTATATAATTATTCAGTTCTAACAAATCGTTCTTTAGTCTATCAACTTGGATTTTACTCATTTGTTCTCCCTTAGTTATTTGAGTATTAAATCTGGAAATGCCTCCTGTGTAAGTTTTTTGGTAATTCCCTTGATTGGCATTTTTTTATTAATCATGCCAACAAGAAGCTCTGCGTCTCGAGGATGGATTGTCTCGAGTATATCTAAAAACATTTTTTCTCTTTTGACTTTTAACATTTCTCTGCCTCTACCACCCTTAGCAAAGTAAGCTAGCTTTTTATTATGCTGAGACCATTCAGATGGGTGAGAATCAAAAGGAGCTGGTTCATATGGTACCGGTCCAGTAGGCAGTTCCCACTGAATAGCATCATCAAAAGTGCCGCGTAAGATGTCTTTTAATGCCCAGTTATTATTTTGTTCTTGGAGAATTTTAATTTTGTCAGGACGTGATTTTGCCTTGACAACTTTATCAAGCACTTCATGTGCTCTATAACTTACTTTATTAACCATATCAAATGAAGTCCTTTACGTCTTCTAATAATCTACGACAGCGCTTATCAACTAGATATTGGAAAACCTTCTTAGCGTTTTCTTTTTTATCTTGGCTGTTAAACGTATTTATAATTTCTTGTTTTAGATCAGAAGGTGTTGATTCAAGATCTATTAACTTTCTGTTACGCTGAATGTTACGAAGAACATCCTGTCCTTGAGAGGTAGGATCTTCCATAAGTGCTTCCATTACAGGTTTACGTAATGGAGTCTGACGTTCACCGTCTACGAACACGTTATCTCCTGATAAAACGTTTGGTACACCATCTGATGTATCACCTTTTAATATCAACTCAAGCAACTGTTTTCTTGGATGCTCTACCTTTATATATTTCTTTGTCATCGGAGAAAACTGTGACACATTGTTATATTTTTGCAATTGTGCAAAATCTTTATCAGCTGATACAATCATAACATCATCATGATTACCAAACTCTTGTGTATCCTCTACTAATGCAGCAATTACATCATCAGCTTCACAGCCATCGATCTTAATAGTCTTATATGGAAAGTACTCACCAAGCTCTTCCCATACCATATTGATAATACGAAAGATCTCATTCCAATCCATTTTAGAATCTTTACGGCCTTTCTTCCGCGCGGCCTTATATTGTGGAAATGCTTTGTAACGCCAATTGTTACCTGCATCACCTGCAATAACGACTTCACCAAATTTGTCTTTAAACTTGGTTCTATACATACGTATGGAGTTTAAAATCATATGACGAATCAGATTTTCATCAATATCCAATTTTTGTGTTACGATATTAGAAATCGCGATTCCATTATAGTCAATAATAATCATAGTATACTATCCCTGGCGTAATGCTCTTTACTATTATACACCTAAATTCATGGTTTGTAAACAATTATTTTAGGTGCCTTGAATGTATTTTGCATCCTATAAATTCATTATAGTATTCATCACTTAAAAGCACATCTCTTTCAAATTGTTCTTTAGCCTCATAATAAGAACACTCTCCTTTTGATTTGCATAAATGTAGTATTTCTCTATGAAATGCTGTACTACCCTTAGATTCTACGAGTGTTTGTACCTCCTTACTGGAACCAAAATACGTGCGCCAGTCGGACTCTACGCGCGCCCTGACACGTCTTTTTCTAGTCTTTGTGATAGGGAGAGTTTTAGGTTTCCAGAAAAATTTTTTACCGATATACTTTTTACCGGTCTCTTTTTCTGTTATCATGTAGACAAACCCCTGAAATTCTTCAGGGGTCTTGTCATATTCTTTATTTTCATAATACCACATGGTACTATATATCGATGACCTCTTCGTCATCTTCTGATGCGTCTTCTTCTACAGATTCAAATTCACATGGCAAACCACACATCGGGCAGTGCCTTGGTTGTTCATATTCTTCATCAATAACTAATACCTGTACTTCTGTGTCACATGCGTTGCATTCTGCCCAATATTCAGTTTCCATATTTGCTCCTTAAAATGTTATTTCGCAAGCACCGCCTTGGCATGCGATTGCTCCCATCGTATCTATATCAGTAAATTCTTTCTGATTTAATTGCGATACAAAATCAATTGGTTTTATATTCTGTTGAATCTTAGTCCATTTATGTAATAAGAATACATCTTTTAAGCAATACTCCGCTTCTTTAGTATCACCCATAAAATAGTTATCAGCAAATTTGTTAAAACGACGGATCCACTCTTTGTTGAGATCTGACATTTCTCCACGATACTGTTCATCCATTTGAGCAATCTGTGTTGCTTCCCATAAATCACGGAATCCTTGCTTACGAGTATCTACAATAAGACCTGATGCAAATAATGCAGCCTTACCATAAGTTGCTACAATCTC